TTAATTCGCAGGCTTAACAGGGAACGGGTTGAAGGCCTCATTAAAGTCAAAGCTCTGTGCCGTCACATCACGTAAAGCCTGGCGGTACCGTCTTAACGCTTGTGTGTCTTTACCTGCATCTTCAGCTTTATTAATTGATATGTCAGCATCGATTAGTAAAGCAGCCCTTACTTCTCTCACTTCATCTATATTAGCAAAGGCAGGCACAATACCGCTTGAACCTACTTTACGCAGATCAAGCCTGAACTGACAAAGTGTATTTAAACGTTGCTGCTCTCTTTGTTGCTCAAGTTCAAAGTGAACAACATATTCATTATTTTCATCGATGAATACATCCATATTGCTACTCCTTAAAAGCTACTGCGACGATTATTAAAATTTGAAATTAGATTATTCATTGGTAATTCAGGATCTGAACTAGGGTATTGACCGTGTACAAAATACTTTCGAATCGAGCCTATATTTTCGGAAGTGTCTCTAGTATAAATACCACTTATGGCACACTTTGCAGGCTGATTTGAAGTTGAAAACACGGCTTTATCGTATGGTCCGTCTGTAATCAATCTATTTAAATTACAACGAGTCATATACGAACTAAAATCACCACAAGAACGGCCAGAAGCAAGTTTTACAAGTGGCGTCCCCAAGTCCCAATAACAACTTACACTGGAAATATTAATACTTGAGGTAAAGTCCATGCGTAAGATTAACCCCGTCCAAATAGAGGGCCTCCATTCATTTGGTAACACCGGCGTAAAAAGATAAACTTTGTCAAAATTAATTGTTAGTGGCGATGTAGGTACGGGCCTAATACCAGAGACTGCCAACTTATTACTTACAAATGATTCGTTCTGGTCAATTAGTACTTGATTTTCAATCGTTGCATAATTTTCCTTGAATACACTGGCATCATCGGTAGGGAAGTTAGGTTTCTTTGCTATACTGTCTAACCGCGTATAAAAGCCAAGATACCTGCACCCAATGTAATGTACTTTGGTGATTGTATAGGTTTGCCCTGCTTCAAAATAAAGTCGGCAACCTTTATTTTTTTTACACATATTCAAAGCTTTGTCTATGGTTTTTAGAGGCCTATCGACACTGAGTCCATCGTTAACATCATCCCCTTTTATACCATCAATGAATAATCGAACATCATTATTAACTACAGTATTTACCGCTTGTTGCATATGTGCTTTTGACTCGGCCCGCTCTCCTTGCCATTTATCAAGCTCTGTTTCTATTGTATTCGTTAGCGCTGTGTTGGTCTGAACTACCTGAGCGAGTAACTCGGTATTAGTTGCCATATCTGCTCCTTAAAGCATTTCATCAATGTCGTTGATTGTCAGCGTACCGCTGACAGCTTGTTTTAAAAGTGTTTTTAAATTGTCGCGTAACCAGTGTTGCTGGTTTGCGTCGTGACTATGTTCAAAATAGAGGGGGTAGACAGGAAAGCGCTGTCGGTGACCATCGTAGTCATGTACTCGAATACCATTGCCGTACAGTAACCTCGGCGTACCATCTTTGCCTTTAACCCAAGCCGTATTAGCGGTGTCTGCGGGGTCGTTGCCTGTCACTTGCTCGGTGAGTAAAGCCTTAGGAGTACCGAAGTAAAAATGTCGGTCATCAATGCCAGAAAATGCCGTTTCTGCATTTTTTCCTCCCTCATTATCTTCTTCGGTTCTTAATTGGGCGTTGGGCACATACGCGCATTCGTATGGGTTCCAGTGCTCTCTGGGCGTGCGTAAGATAAGCTCTAGTGGGATCATCCAACTAAACCCCCCTACTACTTTCGCATGGGTGGTTTTAGCGCAAAACAGCGTTGGATCGTTAAACCCTCTATTTGCCGTCACTCTCCCAGATGCATCATTACGGCTAAACCGATAACGTCGGTTATAATATGCGGCGTTAAGCTCTCCTCCCTGCCAATCTTGCAGGATGTCGTTTAATCCATATTGGTCATAAGTTTCCTGTAAAGATGCGCCTACCCCTTCAAGGCCTGGTAATTGTTCACACAGTTGAGCAAGGTCGACACACTCAAAGCGGGCCATCCGGCTACGCATTAACCTTTGGTTATTGCCAACACGTGCCCTGCTGCGCAAGTCTTTGACCAATTTGAATCGATTGGTGTGATCGATGATCCCTTTTAGCGCCTTATCTTCATCATAGGGGAGCTGACTACTATCACCATAAATTACCGATACTGGATGTTGGTGGGAGGTATCTAAATCTTCACCTACAAGTTGACCATTCTTCCAAGTAATACGAATGTCATGACGATGATTAAAATCAGTTGAAGTCTGTACTGTCAGCGCAGGCACCTCACCTGTTTTCAGTTGTTCAATTTGTTCCTGACTCAATGGTTCAGCGATATGGTGATAATGACTTCCGGTATTACCAACAATAACCTTGGCATTACTTAGGCCCAACCTTTTAGCCAGTGTGGCTACTGGCATACTGCTGATCCTAAACTGCAATAAACCATGTTGTGGCACCCCTTGATCGTCAACATAGCTGATCCGCATTGGGTGATAGGGTAAATTTTCTGAGCGGTTTTTATGGCCGGAATAATTTAAATAACGCCCTTTATCAAAAATCTCTTTGAGTTTTTTACCATCATTAGAATGACGAAAGCTGTCTGTTGGATCATTCAAATCGTCTTGAAATGTTTCTATCCAACATTCTAAGTAACTGAGTTCCCAAATACAGTCCTCGGGGGATTGCTGTTTAACATCACGCATATAGCCTGCTTGCGTGTTTTGAAAGTTAATGCGACCATCGGCTTCGCACCCTGTTGGTAACGCGTTAACGTAGCTTGGAATTTGCGCTGCAATTGAATGGCTTCTGGCTAAATATTGCCCTGGAACTGAATGCATTAAACGGTAGTCATTGTGGCGCGTACGAAAGTAATAACCATTAATACACGCCGCCACTTCTGCCATACCGGGCATGGCTTTATAATTGGGGTGGTTATGTATATTGAGAGTTGCATAACTTGCATCCACAACACGATGGCCAACACTGAATCCTTTATCGGCTTGATATTGGCGAGTACCCACGACGCCACTTCCGCCATTCATTCTGAGAAATTCAGCCATTCCCTCTTGGTAACTGGCCGTACTCAACCAGCCGCGTTCAACCATATTAAATACAGGCAACTCATGGGTTCCCCCTGAGGCATGCGTACCTTGAAAGTAGTCTTTATTAATATCAGTGACGGGGGTATTCGCCACTTTTTCAAGCTCAACCTGAGTGACTTGTAACTTATCTCTTAGGTCGTCAACTTGCGCGCTCAGTGATTCGATCAACTGATCTTTTTGGTAGCGATTTAAATTGTTGCTCAAAATACCTAATGCAAGACGACTCATCCCTTGCTCTAAATTGACCCAGTGCTCGTCAATTTGCGCATCGTTTAGCGCCACAGGAACTTTGCCCACCTCAGGAATTGTGGCGGCGGTAAAATCAGTAGTTACTTTACTCGCTAAATTTGCAGCTTGTTCTGCTTTGTTTGCTTGTTCGTGCGCAAGCACACTGGCTTGTGACGCTAAACCAGCTTGATAAGTCGCTGATTTTTCGAAACCATCTGCATTACTGGCAGCCGTTTGGGCTTGTTGCGATGCTCTATGTACCTGCGTACTAATTTGCCCTGCTTGATCTTTAAATAATTCAGTTTGCTGCTTTAGTTGATTGGCCTGCTCTGCCGCTTTTTCGCTATTAACGGCTTGCATTGAAGCTGCTGCCGCTTGCGCATCTACCGCTTTTTTCGCTATATTTACCTGTAAGGTATCAGCACTAAAAGCCTCTTTTAATTGTTCGACTTCGTTATATTGCACAGTCACTTTGTCAGCAAGAGCTTGCGTAAACGCCTGTGCTGTTTGTGCTTTTGCGCTGTCACTTTCTACGCTTTTAGCAACGTCAATTGAGTGGGCCAGCTGAGTGTCTACGCGTTGTTTTGCATCTGTCACCTCAGTGGTCATTAACGCACTGATTGACGCTTGTGCATCTGCAGCTTTACGAGCAATATCGGCATGTAGTGTATCGTCAGCAACTTGCGCACTCAGTGTATGTACTTGATGTGCTTGTGCGTCAATTTTACCCGCCGCGGCTTTGAATTCATTATGCTTATCGACCACATCATTATGTTTTTGATGGATATCTTGGTGCATAAAATCCATACGTTCAGCTTGGCTATCAAACTCATCAAGTTTGGGTGAAACTTGTGCCAAACTAGCTGTATTACGCTGTATATCTTGTTCGAATTGCGTTAGATACTCGCTTGTTTTATGGGCTGTTTGTGCCAGTGTTTTAATACCGGCAGGTGTTGGTATTTGCGCAATTTCGCCATTAAAACTGGTGATATCGTGACTGGCTTTATCGCTGGTGAACCACCCTGTCAGCTCATTTTCACGTTGATGCCATTTTCGCTGTAATAGGGCCAGTTGTGAAGACAACTTTGCCGTTAGCCCTTCTCCAAAATCTTGAATGATCCCGTATGCAATTTGGCTACTATTTTGTTGTGGATTAAATGGGCTCGCATCAAGATGGGACAGACGCAATGAATTATTATCAATAACATCAACAACCAATAAAATTGTATCTTTGTCGTTGGTGCGAAAATAAAATAAATCGCCTAATTTAATGTTTGCAGTATCAACAAAGCGAGTCGATGTCCCACGAACAATATCTTCACCCTTAGTAATACTGATTTTTCCGACTGTGTAAGTCATGTAAAACCTCTGTATGATTTACTCACACGCACGCGTTACCTATTCACATGTAATCATGTGAATTTCTAGAACATAAGCTGAGTGGCTTTGAAAGGTGTGTACGCGTGCTTAATTGAGTAAGCGAATGATTCGTTATTGAAGTGGAAGGTGAAGTGGAAAACGCTGCTTTATTTCGGTCACTTTATCTTTCCATTGCTGCTTTTTAAGGACAGATTCATCAAATAAGAACTCCATATATAACGGATCAGATTCTTCTTTGTATGCGGCTTTACGTTGGAGTTTTACCTGATTGTTTTGATACTGTTCAATGGCTTCAGCGACCGTATTACCTTCAATACCTTGATGAACCCCATATCCTATTATTTTACCTTCAACGATGGGTTGTTGCGTTTGTGGATCAAGTAAACTGTTGATGTCGTAATATTCATATTGGCCGATTTTAAGCATGGCTACCTCCAAATGTTTCACCTGTCATTGGCTTTTTGTTATCTTCTGGGTGATCTAACGCAAATAATTGTGGTGACGCGATAAAACATTCTAAGTCTGTATCGTTATCTCCGCTGGCAAAATTTTGCATTTTTAGTGAGTTACCGCAATATCGTGGGTGCTCAAGAATAAACTCAACCAATTGATAAGGGTGCGCCGAATGAGTCGGCTCGCATTGCTGCGCAGTCAGTATGATATCGCCATTTGTGTTACGGTTATACCCGACATGGTCGCCAAAAGTAAGCATGCCTTTTTTAACATATACCCATGCCCTAAATAAAAAGCGCCCACCAGCAAATGCACTATTTTTACCCACATTTAAACCAATATAAGCGCTATCAGGGCTAGTTAAACTTTTTCTAGGAATACTCACTTTACTTATATACCCTTGCTGTTTAAGCCCGCTCCACTCTCGCGCAGAAAGCCCACCAGAGACCATGATTTGCTTTTCATGTAAATGTGCAAAAATGGGTTTGTCTGGGGTTGCTAACCAAGGATCATCAGTATAATTTTCTGGCTGAGCGAGTTGTGCCTCTTTAACACTTAAATGCGAGTAACGTGTGCCAAATGCGTAATAGTTTTGACTTACTACTTCTAGTTGCGCATCTCCACTGGGTAAAAATGGTGGTGTAGTTGCAATGCGGCGTTCATGCCCGTCGATGGTCTCTAACGTGGTATTAAAAAACCAGGGATCCATCAAAAGATTCCCCCCAACAATACGGTGCTTTAGTAAGTCTTGTGCAAATACGGTCATTGACTGCTCTGCGTTAGTGACCTTTTGATTTATAAATGCAAGTTTATCGGTAACCGCTTGAGTCAGTTCATTATTTGAATGAACTAATTGGGCATTGGTTTGCTGTAAATTAACCAAATGCTCTTCAAAAGTTGGCATTAAATTATACTCCTAATGATAAAAGTCTGTCGTTAAATTGAATTTGTCGATAATTTGAGGCGATCTGTGCCTGTGCAATTTGCGCATTGGATAACGTCATCGCCATGAACTCTTCACCTAGAAATAGGTTTAAGTCACCGCTGCTGTGGATCTCTATATTGTTTATCGGCACTGCACTGAGCACTAAATCAAACCCTTGAACAATATGAGCCATCGGTGTTTGGTAGAATAGAACATTGGTTGGATCTGACCATACGGCAAACAAAGTACCATCTGATAAGTAAAATCCGACTTCTTTAACTGCATATTCACTGTCACTGGTAAATTTTCCTGTGAGGTGCAATTGCCCATTACCGAGGTTTTTACCACCGGTAACCACCGTTCTATTTACTTCTGATTTAAGGGTGACTTGATTACGTGTTGGCTCATACCCTTGCGTGCCAACTGCAATATGAGAAATATGAATATTAACGTCACTGGTTTTCGCAGCAACTGCGGCATTAAGTCCTGCCTGCGTTATTGTGGGGGTGTAATTGTTCATCTACATACCATGGTTGATTGATTAAAAAGAATAATTGATTGCGCAGTGACTGTATGTAACTTGCCATTCAAAAGGTGGTTTGGACTCGCATCAGCTATATTTCTTTGCACTCCTACCGAGCTTGTTGTCGAGCAAACATGCAGTGTATTGGCAGTAAAATCAAAGTGAGGCTGCTGATATAAATCAACCCGTTGCAAAAGCGTACTACTTGAACATGCCCCCACATAGACTGGACTACGTTGCGTATTGGTAATTTCAATCTGAATTTTTGTTCGTAATGGCTTGGTGGTAATAATAGCGCGCCATAACTGGTGCTGTAGTTGTGGTGTTAATAACACAGTGTGATCTGTATTACGGTTTTTGCCATTATCAGCAATGATTTTAGCACTGTGCGAGATCCCCTGACTTTGCCAGTCTTCTTCAACTTGTGCTGTAATGCTAAGTACTGCGATGGCAGATTTAATTGAACCAACTGTACCTTTAATTCGATGCATTGGCACACTGTCAGCTATCACATGACGCTTTACTTGCTCTGACCAATTGCTGTTCCAACTATCCACACTTAACCCATGAGCGAGCCAAGGTAAAAAAGGTTCAGGACACTGCCATGGATCCCAGAGGTGCTGATTTAGAATTGGTGTTCTTTCAATCTCAGCAGCACTTTCAGAAATCGCATGCTCAAGCTTTGAACTCGATAAGGGGAGTAACGTGTCAGCCATGTTAATTCTCCACCGCGATATTTAACTCAGTACAAAATGGGGCTTCCTGAGATGCCACTTGAATATCATGTGCTGGACTAATTAGGTTAACTCGCTTAACACCTGCTTGATGCAAGGCCGCATATAGGCTCGATAGAGAAATATCATGACCTAACTTATATTGTGATGCCAACCACTCTGCGCAGTGCCGCTCTACTTGTGCTAGGATTTCTTGTTCATTAGGCCCTTGGTAAAGCTCGAGTTTAGCCTCAATCTTAAATCTATTGATGACTGCTGTTCTAACATGCACTCTGTCTGTGAGAGGCCTAATCTCTTCACCATTAAGGTGAGTGTAAACAGCATCAATGATCTCTTGACTAGCATGGCCATCACCTTGATCACTTAACACGGTGATCACCACATCCCCTGGTTGGGCATTATCCAATCCAGCCGTATGCGTCGAACGCAATAAAATCGCATCTGGTGGGACAAACTTTGATAATTCGCTTGGAATAGAGTGACCTTCAAACTCAGGAGCATCAACAAATACATCTTTAACATGCGATGATGCTTTTAACGTATGAAATACATAAGCACCCGCAGGACCTGCCGTACTAAATCCTTCTAATGCTAACCCTATACGTGAGCGGTAGCGCTCATTGCTTTCATCGATACCATCTTGACTTAACTCTCGACTAACACCAAAACGCATACCTAAATAGTCTAGCTCTTTATCTGTTGCCTTCGCCAAAAGTACATGCTCAGCCCCTTCATTGATACGTTGGCGTAACAGCAATTCTCTATAAGCAAATGTTTCTAATAATTTAATGATGGGCTCACTGGGGAGATCAGCTTCAAAATCTGGATAACGGGCGACAAACTCTTCGACTATATTATTTTTTAAAATATCGAAGCTGAGTGGCTCGATGAGTTCTGGTGTAGGTAACTGATTGAAATCGATAGCACTAAAGTTTGTTAAGCTCATAAAAAACCACGGTGAATTGAGTCTATATAAAGTATCCTCCCTCACTTATGAGGGAGGATATCGAGTAGCAGTCAGGATTGCTTTACTTACTAAGCACTTGGTTGACCGCAGTAGCGCGCGCTGATATTTCATTCATTACGCTTTGCTGGCCTTTACTTTGATACGGGAACGTTAACGACCCTGCTGCCACATCTGCCTCAATATGGCCAATTGCTGATTGCAATGACGTAGCTGATGCGCGTACTTCTGCCAATGTGGTGGCTTTGTTAAGCTTATTAATAAAACCACTGAGTTCGTTGAGGAGTAAGTGCGTGGTGTCTGAGGTTGTACCAAGCAATGAGTCAGTATCAGCCACTTGCGTGGTGATATTTGCACGAGCCATCGCTTTGTCTTGTGCTTGTTGTTCAAGTTCAGTTAGCACCACCGAAAAAGTCGCGCTTGCACCATATTGTTCATGTACCAGCTGCGCAGTCGCGTCAAGTGGTGTGTTACAGTCGTAGAAATGGTCAACGACCTGACCGTTTACTGTTAATGTAGCCATTATATTCTCTCCTTAGTTATACGCGGGTTGATCAGCATCACCGAGGTACGCAAACTGACCCCATTGCTTTTTAGTTAGATCTACATCACCTGTTACCACTGCTGGTAATGCAACTTGAATGATGCCTGTTTCCGTTTCAGGTTTTCCTGCACCATTTACATATGGGTGGCAATGGGTGTAGTGGTTACGCCCACCATGAGCCATTGACCCTCCACAGATCTTTGCAGGTTGATTAGCCTCAAGGCCTTGACACCAAAACCCATTTGGAACAACACCTTTAATGTGCTTTACGACTGCTCCAACTGTCATTGTTGTTGGCCTACGTAAATATTGGAACATCAAATATGCTGCTGTTCCAATATTGTCACCTCGTCTATTGGGGTAATATTCCAGCTCCCAAATTTTAAAACTGCCTGCGAAATACTTAGTATCAGAGCTAATCGCTTGTAAAAATTCCCGGGCTAATGCTGAGCGTTGATCAACTTCTACGCCCGTCGTTACTGTTTCAACCACTTTGGCACTTTTTACAAAGCCACCACTCCAATTAAGTGGGAATGTGCTATCCGCATTTGGAATTAGTGCTTGGTTTTTTGTAACTCTAAAGTGTGATTGTTTGTCTCGGGCTGAGTCTATGTAGTTATTGACTTGACTTATATAGCCATCAACAGTGCTTTTGGCTGACAGCACTTTGCTGTCTATATCTTGAATTTTATTATCGACAATGGTGGTGAGGTCATTTGAGGCCTCTATGAGTTTGGCAATATCTTGTTCTAACGCCATGTGTATTTTCTCCATACATTTTAAAAAAAACGCATACAAAAAAGCCCGCAAAAGCGGGCTACGTATGCAATAAAAAGTTAATTGTGCTTGATCCGTTAAAGTCGCTTATAAAACGGGTTGGTTTTATAAGTCAGTTATTTCGGAAATTGTGTTTTAACCGCTTCGCGCTGTGTTAACCAAGCCGTTTTTGCTGTGGTTGCTTGTGCCGACGAGTCGCCAAATTCAGCGACGGCAGCCATGTAGTCAAAGAACAAATAATCGCTTTGTGCGCTGTAGCTTTTTCTTCGTAGCGTTTGTACTTCATCGGTATTAAAAATCACTTCAAAATCATCGGCGGCAACACCGGCTTCTTCAGCAATGTGCGCGCCATGGGCTAAGTCTTTAATACCACCAGCAAAATTAGTTTGCGTAGAGATTTGTTTTAATATCGCCATGGTTATGCTCCTTCAGCAACAGTTGGACCAACGTGTGAATACGGGTGGCCAACACTGTCAGCCCAGATCATGTTATCGCCATGATCACCCATCCCCACATAAGGCAATGCAATCGCCACTTTCATTTTGCCAAGGCCTGAAAATATCGGTTGATGGCATCCACCCCAACCAGCTCTTGTTGCGTGCTTATATTGCCAGCCTTTGTTCAGATCAGAACTGTCGACTCTAATTGACGCAGAGCGATTTGAAGAAGGGTAAAACTTCATATTGCCGCTAACTTCAAGTACATTAACCCAACAACTAGCTTGGGTTAAAAACTCACCACGTCCCCATCCAGTAAAAGTGGGGCAACCTTGGTTAATAACGAATAAAAGACCATTATTTGCATCGGTTTCTCTGCCTTTGGTGATTTCTACATCAAATACCACCACTTTGAAATCAGTACCATCGTATGTATTTGATTCAGAGCGATACCCGCCTAAAGCACGGGTTTTAAATTCGTCATTCGGCACCAATCCATGCTGGGCCAACATGCTTGTGTTGAGTTTAGTTACAGTACTTACCCCTTCTGTGCCTTGATAATAAAAGCAACTCCATGGGGCGGCATGTGATTGTAATACGTCAACTACCGTACCTTCTGGTTGGCCTGCGTTGATGTGTGCAAAATGCTTGGTGTCTGACAACATGTTTGGCCCAAGCGGCAGTGCTTTTTGAAAGCTGGCAATTTTTGCGTCTACAGCTTGCTCTTTGGCTGTGAGTTTGGTGTCAATCTCTTGCTTTTTTTGGTTTAAATGCGCAGTAATGTCTTGGACTTTACCGTCAACGGTGTCTGTGAGTTGGTTGGCTGATTTTATGAGATCAGCAATGTCTTGTTCTAATGCCATATTATTTTCTCCATAATAATAATGAGCCAACCTGTATTCACTTATTGTTAAATAAACAATGTTTGTAATACGACTACGTATGGCTCGAGTAAATGAGCATAAAAAAACCCACCAAAAGGTGGGCTTAGTTAGTACTCTGTAAAACGATAAAGTTATTTACCATTTAAGGTTTTGGATAATGCGCCTTAATAGATTTACGTGCCCCAAGCCACGCTGCTTTCGCAGTTTCGGCCTGCGTACTTTGCTCACCAAACTCAGCTTGGGCTGCTAGGTAATCAAACGCTAAACCATCTGATTGCGATTGATAGGCAAAGCTGCGTGCATGTTGGCACTGCGCTTCTAATTGCGCGTGTTTTGCTTGGGCAATTAGCCCGGCAACATCAGCTTGTGCCACACCTAAGTCAAGCAAGATTTTTTCTTCAGCAGGGACATTCACCATGTCGTTGCCTGCTACGTTGAGTTTTTCTAAAATCATCGTGTTTCCTTTGATTTTTATGTTGTACGTTTTTGGCTACTAGGTGATTATTTACCCAGTAGCCATTTTTAATAGCACGTATTTCACTGTGCAGTGTTTAAATATGACCCCTACGCTGAAGCCGGTGCCGGCGGCGTATAAGGGTGATTCACATAAGGAATGGTATTGGCGATAGGTGCTTTGCGCTCAGTAAATGGAATGGGCTCTACAAACCAACGAACTGTCCAATTACCTTGAGAGCTTTCATATGTATTGCGTCGTTCCATATCGCTACCATCATGGAAAGCCACATCCCCTTTCCAATTTTTGGCGATGCGATAAGTTAAGCCACCTCCGCGCAAGTACAAGCCACTATATGTACAATGCCAAGGGCCTAAAGTTCCATCTTCGCCCCCTCCATAAAAGTCTTTACTCAAGTCGATTTTTTCGGCTTTACAGTTCAGGCGAAAATCAACATGACTTACCGTGTTGTTATACCTTTCATAAAAGCGCTTAATATTCATAAAATTCGAATCACCATTCCATGCATATGCATTACCCTCAAGCTGCAATAAAAGACCAGCCTGGTGACCTGATGAAGGGTTTAGAGGTCTAGTATTGCTATTCCATGAGTAATGTCGACTCACTGTTAACTTACTCACACCCTCTTCATTGCCAGGGAAACGCCACCACACTGGATATAAATAATCTTTAGAGCCGCCAATCGTGATGGTTTGCTCATAGCGTGTTTCGGGCGTTGCATCTTGAATAAATTGGTCAACTTGCGCTTCTTTGGCTGCTACGCGGCTATCAAGCTGTGCCATTTTTGCATCGATGGTTTTTGCTTTATTGTCAATTACTGAGGTGAGTTGATTGGTTGATTCAACTAAGTTTGCGATATCTTGTTCTAATGCCATTGTCTGCTCCTGTTATTTCAAAACGCCTGCGTCCATCAATTCAAACTTTTGTTTGATATGACGGTACATGTTGCCAATTTGTGCTGCACCTAACTTGGCCAGCTCCGGTGCAATTAAAATATTTAAATTAACACCTTGGTCAATCACCGTGATTGAATCTGCTGGCACGCCCGTTAGTACAAGGTCAAACGCTAACAGCAAGTCCACTTCTGATGACTTATAGGCAATGGGTTTATCGGGGTCTGAATAAACAGCAAACAAAGTGCCGTCTTCTAAATAAAAGCCAACTTCGTTGACCCAAAAGTTATGATTGGTGTCATCAATCACACTCATATGAATTTGTGCATTGCCTTTGTCTTCGCCACTGGCCACAGAAATACGATGTACCTCTGCTCCTAATGCCGAGCGGCTTTGATGAGGCGTATAATTACCGGTACCTAGCCCTATTTTGTTAATTTTGGCTTGAAAGCCATTCTTTTCAGAATTAAAAACTGCCTCTAAACCCGCAGTTGTTATTGTTGGCCGTAAGATTGTGCTCACTGCACATACTCCTTAGGTTGATTTGATATCAATCAGCCTTGTATAAGCGATGCCAGCTTTAGCCTGTAGTGCACTTGCTATCATCTCTTATCAAAGACTGCGTGATATAAGAAACAATAGAGTGTTATGTGGGGTTACTTAGTGTTTGATTACCTGTATGGTGCCAGTTTGCTGCATTACTTCATGTAACGTCACTTAACTAAGTAAACGCACATCTTCTCTATTGAGATGAATGAAGGTAAAAGCGACCCACGCTGAAGCGTCGGTTGCTAAAATGAAATGCAGCGGCTAAAGAGGACTGTAAGTAATAGTAGCCTGCTGGTAGTTTTTGGTCGTTACTCATATAAAACCGGCCCACACTGTGGCGCTGGTTATGCAAGTGCAGCCCTGCGCCCAGTGCGGCGGATAATTCACCCGACACGGCCTGGGTTTTGCCATAATTACGCTTAAGCCCATAGCGATGTTTATTCACAACAGTGAGGCCCGCGGTCATTTCTGTGGGGGCGGCTTTTACCGGTACCGTGTCATAGTTTATACGACCAACTTGTAAGCCACTCGATGTGGTTGCAACGGTCACCCCTAAATCCAGTTTAGCGCCCACTAAAAAATCAAAATGGGCTCTTTGCGGTTTGGTATGATTGGTTACGCGGTAAATCGCATCGTAAAGCGTTTGGCTTAATACCACTTGCGCACTGGTATAGGGAGTTTCATTGGCCCAAGCAATAAACGTAAATGTGTTAGGTTTACCCGAGTGATGCGGTGCCAAAGACACATCATCAACGTCTTCAAACCATTCAAAAAAATCAACTTTTACGCCCAATGACGCAAGCGCCCTTTTTACCGAGCCAACGGTGCCTTTATGCTTATGTATGGTGACTGACTCTTGGATCAAAGCCCGCTTGCTTTCTGTTGACCATTGTTCGTCCCATTCATCAACAGATAAACTCCACGCTAGCCAAGGTAATAGCTTGTCAGGGCAAGTCTTTGGATCCCAATGTTTTGCCACGTAATCTGGAATGGGTTTACTTGGCACAAAGCTCGACGCTCGCTCAATGGATTGCTCGAGCTCACTGCCATTCATGGGTAATAAAGACTGAAACTTAACGCTTTCGTCGCTGTTATTGTCATCGTTCATCACATCACCTTACATAAAAGTAATCGTTGGCAAGCTTGCAATCGCAGCTTGGTTCACTTCACAGCTGATGTCGTCTTGTGGAGACAATAACTTCACCTTTCTCACGCCAGCTTGATGAAAGGCGTCGATCAGCCCTGAGTGCGGTACTTCTTGCCCTAACTTATAGTGCTGTGAAATAAACTCATTCAGTGCTGCGTTGATTTTTTCACTTACTGCGCTTCGGTCAGCCCCATCATGAAAGTGGATCTGCGCGTGTATGTCATAGGCTTTAGGTTGAACCATATGCACTTTAACAAGGTCCGTTAATGGCCTTACGTCGTCATCATTTAGATGTGTATTCACCGCATCGCGCAGCTCGCCCGCATCCACATTTTGCTCAGGTAATATATATACATCGACAATACCCGGCGCACTTGAGGTAACGTGCACATCTTTGACATTGGCTGATGCTGCCAATGCTTGATATTCATACGCCCCCATTGTGCCTGCCATACTGTGGCTTTCTAAAGATAAGGGGATCCGTGCTCGGTAACGCTCGTCACTTTCTTCATGCCCCCGCTCCACACCAAATAACACCCCTAAATGATTTAGGTCTTCGCCTGTTGCATAAGCAACCATGACTGAGCGAGCGGCATCATTAATGCGCTGTCGCAGTAATAACTCACGAGTGGCAGCAATATCTAACAACTTAATTGCAGGGTCTGATGCGAGTACCGTATAGTTGGGAAAGGACTCGGTTAGTGCATTTTCCATTTGTTGATAAATGTCGTCGTATTTTAGCGGTTCTATCACATCTGGCACCGCCAATCGTGATAATTCAATTGCATTGTTCAAGGTGCTGCTCCTCATGACACATATGGCTGTGCACCATCGTGTTTATTTGGCTGAAGTTGGGTGCGTTTCGGGACTCCGAAACGGCGTTTAGTTTGCTCTGGCTTTACTACTCAATAAGGTATCGAGCTTTTTATCTATCGAATCAAGGCGTTTTTCAATGCGCTTTTGATCTTCGTTTCTGATCTGTTTTAAATGTGACAGCTCTTGTGTATTGGTGGTGATCCGTTTATCTAAATCACTCAAATACAAAATCCCTGAAACAAGCAATGTCACTGTGGTAATAATATGGGCTAAATTGAGTTCCTTTTTCATTTGCCACTGCTCCGGTTGACTCACTTAGCGACTCCGTTAATCTTTTCAATTGTTCTTAGTCCTGCTAGCCCTAACATACCAAGTGTTAGCTCTAACATGACTTCTAGCGGTAATTCTGGTGCGCCTATTTCTGGCCACAGCCATTGTAATATTGGGTTGACCACAAATGAGAATAAAAAGCCAAACCCGCAAACCCATAGTAAAAACGGCCTTGCACCAGCCACAAATACACTGCGATGCGATGCACTGAGCTCGCTAATTTTTGCTTGTATTTGTGCTGATTGTTCAACCAAGCGAGCTTTAAGAATATGCTGTTTTAACACTTCTTCTTCACTGGTAAACAGCTCATCTAAAATGGTCCCAACCGTTTGGATCGGATCTTTTATTGCTGGATTAAATAAGCTTGATAATATTCCCATTATTGCCACTCCCCACTGAGCATTTGTTTGGCTAGCTCATTGGCACGCCCTGGTACCTGATTAGCCCAACGACTGTGAAGCATCTCAAGCGCCGCTTGCTCATAATTGCCCTGCTCTAAATTGGCAATCATTTTTTTAAAACCCATTAGGCCAGTTACACCTAAATTGAACGCCATATTCACTAATACCGCTTGGCGTGGCTCATTACACCGGCTTACATCTATACGTCGTTTAATGCCCGCTTTGGCTTCTTTAATATCGCGTGCTAATAATTGCTCAGCTTCCTCTTCGTCAATGCCGTTATCTTCTAAATTTCGACCGTAACCGATCGTCAATTTTCCCCCTGTGCAGTAATAAGGATACTGTTTATATCCTTCATGCTTTTTGATTTGTTCAACTGTGATCATCAGTGACATAGCGTGACCTCTTATTAATTAACTCAATGTGACAACTCAAGCATTAAACTGCGCTCGGCTTTTACTAACCAAAACTCCGCTGAACGCTTAGAGTCAAAGCCAAGCAACTTGGATGTTTCAGTCATAGTGCCAGCCATGACGTAACGCGCTCGAATCGCTTTGATGCATTCAGGTCTTAATTGAGAAATAATAGAGGTGATCAGCTCAATATCATCAGGTACACTCATTGCTTCGCTTGACGAAAACCCACCGGTTGGTTGCCCTGTTCTATCTGAGATTGATTGAGATTTAAATCCTCTGCCCATTTCTCGTTTAACCCAAAAATTCCCCCACTTTTTAAGCGCAGCTCGTACTTGCTTAATCGTTATGTTCGTTGTCATCATTGATCTTCCCGATTACTTCTAAAATATTTAACAGATATACGTCTTCTACTAAGCTGATCACATCATTCCATTTAGGATCAAACTCTCGGTTTTCCCACCTTCTTAGCGTTCGCTCTTCAATGCCATACGTTGCAGCAGACTCAGCTTGGGTATATCCCCTCAGACGTCTGGCATAGCGTAATATCACACCTCCCTTGGGCGTTCGCTTAACAGATAGACGTTCTTTATTTAAGGCTGATTGATTCAT